TAGAAGATTCGGGCAGATTCGCCCATTAAAAACAAAAAGTGACATTATGTTGCATTTGGGTGACATTCCACCCCTTATAAGAGCCCAATAAAGCCTCTATTGGGACATTACCACTCATTTACCCTTAAAATGCCTTAGAATAGCCCGTAAAGCGGTTTTAAACAACAAAAACCATCTAAAGGATGTCCAATTTTGCGGACTCCCTTTACCGATCTGTAATTGTTAATAAAACTGTTAAAAATCAGTATGGGCATTCAAATGGGCATTCAATGGGCATTCACCATAAAAAACAAAATGTTCTAGATGGGCATTCAATGGACATTCAAATCACCTGTTTTTTTTTCTTGAGTTTTGATATATAATACATGAAAATATATCGAGATTACAGGAAAATAATGTGAGTTGCCCCCTTTAATACATATAGAATTATAACGTGTTTTATTTAATATACTGATTATTAGTAGTTTATATGCAAAATGTTTATATTTGCATAGATTCAAGCTGCAAATTATGTGTTGGTGTGTGAAATAGACGCGTCGAAGTGCTCCCAGTATTATAACTGGGGCACTTTAAAACAGTGAATCTAGCCAATTCGTTATATAAGTGTCAAGATATAGGCTTTAGTCTATTTTTTAAGGTAATAAGATTGTTGTTCGCGTGCTCCCGGATTTCTCCGGGAGTTTTTAAATGTAAGTTATGGATATAAATGTAAGCATCCGATAAAGTACACATTGTAAAGCCATCCACTCTTCCGTTACTTTGCCAATAAAAAGACCATGAAACGAATAATGAGTAAAGAAGAGTTCCTGTCTGTTTATGAAAGACAACAGGCCAGTGGCCTGACCATAAAAGATTTCTGTGAGAATGAGGCCTATTCATCCTCCTGTTTCCATTATTGGAAGAAGAAATTCGGCCTGAGCCGTACTTACACCAGCCATCCGGACAAGCTTCCCGATGATACGTTCATTCCATTGGATTTGCGTCGCAGGGGCAATCTCCCGTCAGGCGCGGGTGGCGACGTAACAATAGAGCTTCCTTCCGGAATCAGGATCCACCTTGACAGCCATGGAAACCCTGAACTGACATTTGGATTGATACACAAATTATGCGGCCATGTTCTGTCTGAATGATACCATGCGCTATTTCCTGTGTCCCGGAAAGACGGACATGCGCAAGGGGATCAATTCCCTTTGCGGAGTGGTTCACGACCGGATGGGACATGACGTCCGTCTGGGCGATGTCTTCATCTTCATAAACAGAAGCAGGACCACCATGAAGCTCCTCCATGCAGAAGACGGCGGCATGGTATTGTATGTGAAACGTCTGGAAGAGGGCACGTTCCGTCTTCCGGCCTATGACAGCCGGAGCAGGTCTTATCCGATGGAATGGCGCGACCTGGTCATGATGGTGGAAGGAATCAGTGACAATCCGAACGAGAGGCTGAAAAGGTTGAAAGCCAGTAGAAAGGATGGCTTCTATTGAAAGTTTTTTCATGTATCCGGTTGCGTATCTGACGGAAAATCAGTATCTTTACATCATATAAAGAGATAGAAACGGATGATTCGGCAGGATACAATGGAACAGATAATCAGGAGTCAGCAGGAGCAGATAGCCGGTCTCCTGGAGACTAACCGTTCCCTTGTCGAATCCAACGGGAAACTGCTGGAACAGACGGATGCGCTGCAACGGAAGATACAGGAACTGCTCTCACAGATAGCATGGCTGAACCGCCAGCTTTTCGGGCGGAGAAGTGAGAAGCTGGCAGCCCTGGATCCCAACCAGCTCTCCCTGTTCGATTCCGTTCCTGCAACCGGACAGGATGAAGACATCCGGGAAGATGACAGCAGCGCAGCGGTTCCTTCGAAAACAAAGCCCGATGGAAAGAAGAAAGAATCCCGGCGTAACCGCGAGCTCCTGGAGGGACTGCCGGTAGTTGAAGTGGTGATTGAACCTGACCGGGTGGATCTGGACCGTTACAGACGGATCGGCGAGGAACGTACCCGTACGCTGGAATTTGAACCGGGCAGGCTGTATGTAAAGGAGACTGTCCGTCCCAAATATGGACTGAAAGACAACCTGAGTCTTCCCAGGGAAGGTGAAAGCGGCGTAATCATTGCTCCGCTTCCACCTTCTCCTGTTTACAAATGTCTGGCCGGTTCCACCATGCTGGCCGAAATGCTCCTGCAGAAATACGAATATCACGTTCCATTCTACAGGCAGGTCAAGGAGTTCCGCCATCTGGGTATCCGTCTTTCCGAAAGCACACTGAGCGGCTGGTTCAAGCCTGTGTGTGAACTGCTGAGACCACTTTATGACGAGCTGGTACGGCTGGTTGTCGGCTGCGGATATGTTCAGGCGGACGAGACCACCATAAGGGTGATCAGCAAGGGAAAGGGGAAGGCCGACAAGGAGTATCTGTGGATGGTCAGGGCGGTCATGGAAAAGCTGGTCATCTTCCATTACGATGACGGCTCCCGTTCGGGACAGACTATAAGGAAACTTCTGAAAGACTTCAAGGGATATCTGCAGAGTGACGGTTACAGTGCCTACAATGTATTTGAAGGTACTGAAGGAGTGTGCCTCATAGCCTGCCTGGCCCATATCAGACGTCATTTTGAGACGGCTCTGGAGGAGAACAGAAGTCTGGCAGAACATGCCTTGAAAACAATACAGGAAATATATCGCATAGAACACTTTGCCGACTCCCGGGAATATACGGCGGAAGAACGGCGTGAACTGCGGCTCTGTCAGTCCGTCCCCCTGTTGGATTCCTTTGAGAAATGGATGGAAGGCACATATGTCAAGGTTCCGCCCAAAAGCCGGATGGGACAGGCCATTTCCTATGCGTATCCGTTATGGCCAAGAATGAAGGCCTTCCTCAAGGACGGCAATATAAAGATAGACAATAATCTGGCTGAAAATGCGATACGTCCTCTGACGCTCTCAAGAAAGAACTTCCTCTTCTGCGGGAATCATGAGGCCGCGGAAAATACAGCGGTCATCTGTTCACTGCTTGCCACCTGCAAGGCACAGGAAGTCAATCCAAGAGAATGGCTGAACGATGTCATTGCCAGACTTCCATACTATCAGGAAAAAGATTCCGGCAAAGATATCCGGGAACTGCTTCCGGATGTCTGGAAGTTGAAGAAGTCCAACGAAAATCCAATTGAAGTCTAATAGAGGTACAATAGAATAGCAAACTCTTCTTATCAACTTTATATTCGTTGATAAGAAGAGTTTGTTGTTTTATGAATCTACAATGTGTACTTTATCGGATGCTTACATATAAATGATGTAAAATTGAATTGGAAAGAAAGAACTGATGTTTTGTCGAAAATGATCAGGACTTTCGGAAAACAAAAAACGGCTGAACAAATCGACGGGTTTATTGATAAATTAATTGCTGTCGAAGGTGATGAAGATAAGGAACTCGTTGAATTTTTGTTCAAACTACGGTGCGATGTTTTAAAGGATCGAGTTATTTAAAGCATTTTCTGTATAATATTTTTTTGCTGTTTCAAAATATTATCATTTTATTTGCATGAAATAATAAAACAACAATCTTATAAAACAAAATCATGAAAAAAGTAATGCTTTTAGTGCTAGCTAGTACATTATCTTTATCGTTGTCTTCATGTTATAGCTCTCAATTGTATGTAGGTGGCATGGAGGTTGATGAACCAAAGAGAGTTTTCAACTCAAAGACAAACAATCATTTTCTTTTCGGACTTATATCACCAGCATCAAACAAAAAGGATATTAAGCAATATGTTGGAGATCGTCAAAAGTATGCAATCAAAAATCACCATACTTTTTTAAACGGTTTTTTGGAGGTTATAACTTGTGGTATCTATACTCCATCAAAAACTACATTTTATGTACCTATAAATGAATGACATTTAAAATTTTATGCCTCGTTCTTTTTAAGTTCGGGGCATTTTTTTGTAATTGTATCTTCACTCAATTATTATCTTTATTTTATGGTCGGGGCATCGGGTTGCACAGAAGAGCCTGATATACGCGATGAGCTCCGCTTTTTTTGGACAGTTTCTGCATGGGAGTCGGAGTTTGTTGTTGGGGAATTTGTGATCGCAGAATTTTTCTCTAATGCACGTATTTCTTTTACTAATTTTTTATTCTCTTCGCGTAATTCTTTTAGTTCGTTTTTTAGTTCCTGTAGTTCATTATTTTTTTGTCCTAATTCATTATGTAAATCTGAATACATTTTATGTAATAAATCATCGTTCTTGCTTAATACTGTTTTCTCTTCTGTTTTTGAATTATTTTCTAGCTTATAATTGTTATCACTTAACATCGATCCCTCACCAGTTAAAAGCCAAGTTACCGATACGTCTGAAAAATAGTCCAAAATAAGCAATATATTAGTTAATGTCATGGGAGCATCGGTGTTTATTTGCCTATTTAGAGTAGGTTGTGGAACACCTATAGCTTTGCACAAAGCTGTTATTGAAACTCTTTTTGAAGATAATACTTTTTTAATTCTTTGTTTTACAGGCTTTTCCATATTTAATTATTTATATTCGATTCTAAATTATCAATATATTAATTACGGTTCTTGATTTTAATTAATATATGATTTATATTTGCATCAGGTTTAATATAAACCGCGCCAAATATAGCAATTTTAATCCAATAAATATTGAATATGGGACAAGTAATTAAGTTGGGCGCACAAGGCAAGAAGGAACTTGCTATCGCCTTTAAAGTAACAATGGCCTATGTCGGACAGGTGTTGTCCGGTCAGAAAAAGGGTGGTAAAGCTCCGGCAATCTGGGAAGCCGCCAAGAAACGGAACGACAGTAAGCTGTACAATGTTGACGAAATCGTCAAGCATGAAACAGTCAAAATCCTCGACAACAAGGGTAATGTGAAAGCGGAACGTATTAATTAATAATGTATTATTATGAAAACATCGAACAACAACCAGCAGACAACAGGTCTGCAAACATTCTTCAATGACGGCATTAACGCCGGTATCCGGATGAAAATGATTGATGGAGAATCATGGTTTATAGCAAAAGATATTTGTTGCGCTTTAGGGTTACAAGATGTTAGCATGACAGTCAAGCGTTTAGATGATGACGAGAAGCTGATACAAACATTATTTGTATCAGGTCAAGGTCGAGAAACATGGACTGTTAATGAATCCGGATTATATGGCTTGATCTTCCTTTCCCGCAAGCCCGAAGCAAAAGCCTTCCGCAAATGGGTAACTAACGAGGTTCTCCCCTCCATCCGTCGTACCGGCGGCTACTCCGTTCGTCCGGCACAGCGTCCGACACTTCCCGCACCCAAGTACCGTCCGGACTTCATCGAATGGAAACATGCTGTGTGCCGTTATCTCAATCGGAATGATCTGAAAACGGTCGCCACCAACATGAAAGTCACCTACTCCCATGTATGCAAGGTGTATTCCGGCAACACAATGAGCCGCCGTATAGCCGACAGATTGACGAAGCTGGCTATCTCCCACAAGAACAAAGGCATCATATATCCCGAACCTGTTCCGGTGTACAGACAACTGCTGATAGAATGGGAGGAACAGGGATGATTACTTATACGATGGGTATCAACCTTGAATACCTGAGGATCGTGATAACGATCTGGCGTGAATACGGGATGCTCTGCCCCATCATCATTCCCAAGGACCAGGACGCCGAAGGGGCGGTGATGGTGAAGATAGGACCGACAACCGACATGAAGGTCGCGGAGATGGTCGACAAGATATGGGACATAGCCGGCGCGAAGCGTCTGGTCAAGGAAATCGAAAAATAAGAGAATATGAAAGATAGAATATCAGACTTACCGTTAACCACTACCCCGGTGGGGTTGGGTTATAATAATATGAATGTGTTTAGAAACTCATTAGGGGAATTCCAGGTCCAACTGGCAGCACCGCCGCTTGGCCTTGACGGGTCAATTTTTTTAAAAGGTGAAATAACACATGACGCCGGAGAGGTCCGGATGATCAGAAAACATAAACTGATAAAAATTGAAAGATTATGAAGAAACTGACAGCAATTTTGAAAGGCTGCAACCTTGTGGACAAGTTGTTCAGCCTGCGTGAGAAAGAGATCAACCGTAAGATCGAGGGAGCCAAGGACGATTGCGAGAGACGCAAGGCCGAGGCGGAGATCAAGTATGAGAACTATTGCAAGGAACTGGGTGAGAAAGATGTAGACTACCGGCGCATCATCAACGGAATGCTTGAATGCAAGCAGGAGATAATGGACGCCGACGAAACGCTCAAGGTGATTGCGGAGGTGGAAGCGGACCTTCAGTCCGAGGCCGAGCTGGAGGAAGAGAAAGAAAAATAGTTCATACAACCGGTAATAGATTGAATTTTAGTTAGACATTCCGTCCCGGTCCGTGACGGATAGGGACGGAGATTTAAAAACAATTTTATAAACCAAATAAACGATGAAAAAGAAAAAAGCTATAAGAACACTGATCGAAATTGATGAAGTGTTCCAGAATGTAGAGCCCGGACATTTTTTCGTAGTAAGAATCTTCGGCATTCCGATAGCACGGTTCAACCAGATGGCACGGAATGTCGAAGAAGATGAGGAAGACGGAGATTAATGTTTATCTAGCAGTATAGGAGCGAATTTATGAGTTTGAAGAATCCCCCCTTTGGACAGCCATATACATTCGACTTCCTGAATGTCAGGATATTCACCGGTAACACTTTTAACAGTCATTCTGAACCGGTCTTTAGCGTATTTGTCTTCGCTTTTGAGATATACCACATCTCCTACTTCAAATTTAACAGGCTTTACTTTAGGCATGATATATAAATTTTAATTACACAGCTACAAATGTAGCAAAACTGCTCCGGTCTGCGACGGATAGGAGCAGAAATTTAAAAACAATTTTATAAACCCTTAAAAATGATTCGTAATGAAAACATTCAGAATAATCCATATAGCGGCCGCTGTCATCGGCCTTGTGGTAGTGCTCAGACTGGCGGACAACCTCCGTTCCACCTTCAACGAGAACCTTGCCGCTTCGGTCCTTGCAGTCGTATGCTGCCTTTCCCTTATCGGACAAAGGTATTACAGGGAGGAGAAGTAGGACCGCGGTCAGGGAGCCGGAAGGCGGCCCTCGTTTCCGGTCCGACGCCGGAAACCGCACAAGGTTAAACAATAAAACGGTTGATATGGCTGTAATCTATAATGACAAGGTATGTATCTACGCCAACGAGCTGATCATGTATGATCCGAAACGCAAGGTGGGTTCCGAGAAAGGCTTCCTCCCGATAGGAACATACAACACGAAGGTGAACAGAAAGCAGATTGTTGTAGCCGAGCGTGCCAGCCTCAGACGTCCCGCCCTGGTGGAGTTCGACTCGCTGGAAGTATACATACAGCAATTATACATCAAATATTACGGTGATCCCCATGAGGATGTCGAACGTGCCGCCACCAGCCCGCTTGAGAGGGCTGTAGGGTACAACGAGGCCGCCTACTCCTTCTTCACCACCTACAGGGACGGTGTGGGAAAGCCGCTCAGACCGGAGAAGGTCACGCTCTATACGCTCCAGGCACGTGTCCTGGATGCAGTCATCCGGCTGCGCGACAGCAATGCGGAATGCGGTTTCGGACGTGGCGGCTCCCGTTTCAACGTATGGGACAGGTTGAGTGAGATGGTGAACGACCTGCTGAAGGTGCGGGACAGCAAAGGCAACACCCGCTATCCCCACAAACTTCCTTCGACGGGAAAGACGCTCAAACGTAAAGTGGACCAGTATGAGGCGGAAGGCTTCATCGCTTTGGTGCACAAGAACAAGGGCAACACGTCCGCCGCCCTGATACGGGACGAGGAGGACGAGGCGATCATGCACAAGCTGCTTTCCCAGCACATGAATTTGAACAACGCACAGATAATGGAACAGTACAACAAGATAGCCTCCATATTGGGGAAACCGGAAATCAAGAGCCCTGTCACTGTGGACAGGTACCGGAAGATGATGGAATCCACCACCCTGGGGCACCAGCGCGGTACCGCCGCGCTGAGGAACTCCCTCGAGATGCAGCACAAGCGCGAGGCTCCGAAGACCGCCATGACCTACTGGACACTGGACGGATGGGACGTGGAACTGGTCTACCAGAAGAGGCAGCCGGTGGACAAAAAGGTGAACGGCGAGACAAGGACTTACAAGAAAACCACCATCCACAACCGCAAGACCATCGTGGTGGTGCTGGACGCCTGCGGCAAGTATCCGATAGGATATGCCATCGGCGACCATGAGAGCCCGGCATTGATACGAGAGGCGCTGCGCAACGCCATCAAGCACGCCCGGGAACTGTTCGGTGCACGGTACAAGCCGCTGCAGCTGCAGAGCGACAACTACCAGAAGGGGGTAATGGTTCCGTTCTATGAGGCGATGACGGTGCACTACATTCCCGCCGCGCTCCACAACGCCAAGGCCAAGATCATCGAGCCGTACTTCAATTATCTGAACAAGACGTACTACCAGCTGGAGAAGAACTGGAGCGGTGTGAACATCAACAGCAGGCGCGGCTCCCAGCCCAATATAGAGATCCTGAACAAGAACCGCCACCTGATCCCCGACGAGGAGGGCGTGCTGGCGCAGATACACGGCATCATGCAAAGGGAGCGGGCCAAGAAGCTGGAGGCGTATATGGCCGCATGGGAACGCACCCCCATGGAACGCCGGATGCCGTTCTGTGACGAGGAGTACCTGTTTCTCATGGGCGACACGACGGGGCGCACCAACCGGCTAACCGGCAAGGGGCTGCTGATCGAGCTCTTCGGGGAGAGGATCAATTACGAGAGTTTCGACATGGAGCTGCGCAACCATTTCCACGAGGACTGGTCCGTGCACTACGATCCCGACGATCTGTCGCAGGTGCTCATCGTCAATGCCGAATCCACCAAAGGGCACCGGCTGGCAAAGGAAACGGGGGACCTGAAATTCCTCCTGCAGCGTGACATGAAGACACCGATGGCCCTGATCGACCAGAAACCCGAACATTTCGAGCACCGCAGGAAGGTGGACGAGTTCAACCGGCAGTTCGAGCGGCGGTATGTGGCCAGACAGGAGCAGGTGGACGAGGTGATAACCGCCATGCAGGAGCGGAACCCGCTTCTGAAGAGCAACAGCCTGCTGGACCGCGCCCTGCTCACCGACAGCCGGGGACAGCACAAGATCCGCAAATACGAGGCGCGTGGCCAGACGGTGGAGGACGTGGATTTTGAAGAGATTGCGCCCGGACCTCTCAGGGTTCCGTCCCCTCTTGCGGATGACGATTACGAATGGGACGACGCCGACATGAATTTTTCAAGATGATTTAATAACACTTTAAAAACAGCATAATTATGGATAAGGAAGCATTGAAACAGTACATAGAGAATTTGATAGAACGTGGTTCAAAACCTTCAGAACTGGCCCGTCGCTGCGGCGTGTCCGACGCGGCGATGTCCCAGTTCCGTTCCGGCAAGTACGGTGCGAATGACGACAACCTGGCGGTCAGGATCGCCACAGGCCTTTATTTCTATGAGAATTCCCGCAATGTGGTTGATACCGTAACCTCTTACCGGCAGGTGAAGCGGGCGTTCGAGGTTGCCAGGGGAAAGAGCAAATGGGTATGTGTCAGCAGCCGCAGCGGAAGCGGAAAGACCCAGTCTCTGATCGACCTGTACAATCTGTGCGGTGACAAGGGGGTTGTATATATCAAGTGCCGCAAATGGAGCAGCCGCAAGTTCCTTACCAAACTGGCGCAGGCCATGGGAGAGAATGTGACGCGCTATATGGATAATGACAGCCTGCTGGACCTGTGCATCGCGCACATGAATTCCCTGTCCTCCTATAAGCCTGTCCTGCTGATTGATGATGCCGGCAAGCTCACGCATTCGGCCATGTGCACGCTTATTCCCCTGTATGATGACACGCTGGGGCGCATGGGGTGTCTGGTGGCCGGCACGGAAACGCTGGAGCGCAATATCAGGCGGTATGTGGGACGTATCGAAGGGTATGACGAGATAGACGGGCGTTTCGGCCGCAATTACATCACCCTTCTGGGCGCTACCAAAAAGGATGTCATCGCCATCTGTATGGCCAACGGCGTGCAGGACAGGGAGACGGCGGAAGAGATATGGGGAAAACTTCCCAAGGTCAAGAAGCAGCCGCGTGAGGACGATCCCCGTCAGGTATTGTTCGCCGATGACCTGCGCGAGCTTTCGGGAATGATAGACAATGTGGTAATCAGACAGGAAATCAGCAACGGAGGAGCCGGCTTATGATCAGGTCATTGTCGTTTGACAACATATTGAACAAAAAATACGAATACATCCCCTTTTCCAAGGATTTCATGGATGCCTTTGGAAAGAGGCAGAAATCCGGGGCGTGGATCGTATACGGCAAGTCCGGACAGGGAAAGACCTCCTTCACCTTCCAGTTGGCCAGGGAATTTGACCGTATCGGCTACAAGGTGCTGTTCATTTCCCTTGAGATGGGTGTCGAGTCCGATTTCAGGGACTCCCTGCTCGGATTCATGAATTCGTCAAGGAGCGGGATGCTGTTCTGGGACGAGGTCCCCACTTTCGATGAGTTTGACGAATTCCTCGGGAAACAGAGATCCCCGGACGTGGTCATCATCGACTCCCTGCAGAGTCTTGAAGGCGAGATGGACGTCACCGCCAAACAGCTGGTCGAGCTCAGGAAGAAATACAGGAAGAAGATATTCGTATACATCTCCCATGTGGAGGGGAAGGAGGTGCAGGGAACGGTGGCCTACAGAGTCAAGAGGGACTGCTTCTCCCGCATAGAGGTGAACGGGTTCTGCGCCCGGTACATGAGCCGTGGTGTTCCCGGTCCGAAAGGATTCTATGTGGTCTGGAAGGAGGGCTATGAGAGATGCTGGCTCAGGAACAGTGACGAACCATTTAACAGCAATAACAATGAACAAGAGAATTGAATTACCCGCGACAAATGCCCAGAAGCGGTGCATACACCGCCTCAGACGGCAGTTCGGACTGGACGAGGATGAATACAGGCATCTTGTCCGGCAGTTCAGCGGCGGACGGACAACGACGTCCGCGGAGTTGTGCAAAAGCGAGGCCGCAAGGCTGATCGGGACGCTGCTCGATCCCGACGGGAGAAAGGACCCGGAAAGACGGGAGAAACTGGCACTGGTCAAGGCCATTTACGCCGTGTCAATGGACATCGGTTTTCTCAACAGGAGCTACCGAAGCGACAATCCCGTGGAGGTCGAGATGAACAAGGCGAAGATCACCTCCTTCCTGAAGAGCCACGGAGGATGCAGGAAGCCGGTGTCAAGCCAGAACCTGGAGGAACTGAAGGCCACACTGAAACAGCTGAAGGCCATAAGACGGAAGGAGGAGGTATGAGAATGAAGCACCTTGTGTATGTGATATCCGCCCTCTCGGCTTTCGCGGGCATGATAGTTAATGATGACTTCTGGGCGAAAACATGGTCACTGAACGCCATGCTATGGATACTGATAGCATGGATAAACGATAATAAAAACAACAATGATGACAATGGAAAAGACGAAATTCGAAAAGTAATGTGCTGACATGTGTGCCGATTGCCACGCCAAAGGGCTGGACATCTGCCGGGAGGACGCGGACACCGTGCAGCCGATGTTCGCCCGGTGCGGGCTGTGCGGGAAGGTGTTCTGTGAATACAACAACCACATGACCGTGAACCATCTCTGCTGGGAATGCCAGACAGCCATAGAACAGAACGTTGACTGCAACGAGGAGATAATCGACCCTGATTTATTCAGGAATTTATTCACTAATAAATAAGAACAGATATGGATATCAAGAATTTATCTGAAAAGGAACGTGAGGCCCTGCTAAGCAAGCTGCAGGCCGAAAAGAAAAGAAAGGACGGGGACCGAAAGAAGAACTACCAGAAGCTGCGTGCCAGATTCCTCGCCTCTGTGGAGAGGAAGCTCCGCAAGTATATCAAGGACGGTCAGGAGTTCAAGGAATGGCTCCGTAAGGAGGCCACCGCCTACTATGACCAGCTGAAGGAGTACGGCGGTCTGAAACGTGACGAGCAGCTCGGGTTCGAGGTGAAGAACGACACCTTCAAGGTTTCCGTCAAGGGGAACCGGGTCAAGGGCTTCGACGAGAGGGCCGACGTGGCAGAGAAGCGCCTAGTGGACTACCTGAACGCATGGATCGGCAAGAAGGGCGATGACGGGCGCAACCCCATGTACAAGCTGGCCATGTCGCTGCTCCAGCGCAACGAGGCCGGGGATCTTGACTACAAGTCCATCTCCCGCCTGTACGAGCTCGAGGACGACTTCAACGACCCCGAATATTCGGAAATCATGCAGCTCTTCCGTGAGAGCAACGTGGTGGAAGGCACGGTGATCCGCTTCTACTTCGAGGAAAAGGACGGAAACAATCAATGGAAAAGAATAGAACCCTCATTTAACAAGATGTAAATTATGATGCACAATTGGTTTGAATGTTCCATCCGCTACGAGAAGGTGGCGGAGAACGGCATGAACAGGAAAGTAACGGAAGCCTATCTGGTCGACGCGCTGAGCTTCACGGAAGCGGAAGCCCGTATTATTGAAGAAATGAACCCGTATATCAACGGTGAATTTACAGTTTCGGGCGTCAAACGCGCCGGTTACAGCGAACTGTTCCCATCTGAGGAAGATGCGGCCGACCGCTGGTTCAAGTGTAAGCTGTTCTTTATCACGCTGGACGGAAAAAGCGGAGCGGAGAAAAAGACCCCCACTACCGTACTGGTGCAGGCCTCCGACCTTCGCGATGCCGTAAAGAAGCTGGACGAGGGGATGAAGGGCACGCTGGCGGACTATGTCATCGGCTCGGTGGCCGAGACCGCCATTATGGATGTCTATCCCTACACTGCTGATGTGAAACCTGAATTTCCCGGTGATGATAAGAAGGAAGTTTGACCATCCCCATGTAGTCCTGTGCCGCACATGCTGCGGCCGGGGCTTTCTTGAGAACCTGGACGAGCTGGCGGACACCGTATATACCGTTGCCTGTCCCGCCTGCAAGGGGAGCGGACGTGTGGTCGTATCCTCCGTTACCCTTACCACCGTGGAGCCTTATGATCCCGAATCCCCAAATCTCGCGATGTATGGAAAAGGACGGAATGAATGAGTACCTGCTGCTCTCCGTGGAAAAATTGGAGAGTCTCAAATCCGCGATGGAGGATATACTGGATGAATCAAGACTCCGGTGCCGGGAGGGCTGGCATAAGCGTGACAGGGCGTTCCGTCCGCAGAGTTTCAGGAAAAGAACCACCTGGCACCGCATAAGGAGCCGGTGCTTTTAAAACAGATTTAAGAACCTTTTAAACGACAATCTTATGAACCTGAGAAAAGACAACAAGGAAAAGAAACCGATGCAGCTTATGCTGGACGAGATCTCCGGGATGACGGGCGTCTCGCAGGAGATGATCCTGTCCCGGATGATATCCAGGAACATATCCGATTCAAGGATGCTGTTCTGCTATATGGCGTATGAGGAAGGGTATCTGTTCCGTGAGATAGCCTCCTTCCTGAAGATATCCAGATGCAGGGCGACAACCGCGTATTATGATGTGAGACTGAGAAAGGAAAAGTTCCGCCCGATCATTGCAAGGCTGGCCGGATGCGGAACACCGGACTTTCCGCCAATGGAGAAGGAACATCAACCGGGAAAAAAACAAATGGACATCCTATGAGAACAACAGATAAAAACAAGCGGTATCCCATTCCGGGATTCCACTATGAGATAAGCATGAATGGTGAATTATGGAACACCAACACCGGAAGACTGATAAGACTCGGTTCTGACGGACGTTACTTGGTAAGAAAACAGAAGCGTCTGTATCGGTTCTCTGTGAGCAGGCTTCTGTATTCGGTTGAGCATGGGGTATCCCCTGATTCCATACAAGGGATAGTCATTATGACGGAAGATAAAAAAAACGGTTCTGACGACACGCTCGTATTATTGCAAGAATGTCATAATACCTTTCAGGCACGGTTCTTCCCAAAGAGATCTGGTCCAACGCTATCGCGAGGCTATCCGTATAGCCGAAGTCATGATAGGCTTTTATGAAGGAGGTAGTATGGAGGAGATGGTGTCCGTTTTTACCATTTACGAATCAAAGGTCAAAGGCTATATGTATTCAGGAGGATTCACTAACAGCCAGGATGTTGTAAAGGAAGCGTGGCAAAGTATCATCACCCGTGTAATATCAAGCATAAGTGAAAAGAAACTGTTCACAATTGATCCTTACAATTATCTCCGCTGGTGTGTACGCAACTATTTCAATGAAAGGAAAAGGGAACGTATGGCATTGGTCGGAACACCGGAAAGGAGAAAAGGGCAAATGACCTATGATGAGATTATGGAAGCATTATAATTCAAAACCGAATAGAAAGGAATCAAATGATAATAGCATGGTTTTCTTGCGGTGTAACATCCGCAGTAGCTTGTAAGATAGCATTGAACTTGTATAACGATGTACAACTCTATTATATCGAAACAGGTTCCGGGCATCCAGATAATGTCCGATTTATCTCAGATTGCGAGAGATGGTACGGGCGGCCAATTCATACCATTCGCAGCGATAAGTATCTTAACGTAGAGGATGTGTTGGCTAAGAAAAGATTTATTAATGGTCCTACTGGTGCAGCTTGCACATTCGAATTAAAGAAACAAGTCCGTTACAAGCTGGAAAAAGAGTTGGGAAATTGGGACGGTCAAGTCTGGGGATTCGACTTTGACCCGAAAGAAATAAACCGTGCTGTCCGCTTTAAACAGCAATATCCTGATACAAAGCCGTTGTTCCCACTTATCGAGCGACAGATAACCAAGCAAGATGCAATGGGAATGCTTTGGAAAGCTGGCATTGAAATCCCTGCCATGTACAAGATGGGTTACAATAACAATAATTGTATCGGTTGTGTCAAAGGTGGAATGGGCTACTGGAATAAGATACGGAAGGATTTCCCGAATGTGTTTGATCGGATGGCTAAAATTGAACGAGAAGTAGGAGCAACGTGTCTGAAAGACCAATCTGGAAAAATATTTCTTGATGAGCTTTCTCCTAACCGTGGAGAAATGCCGGAAGAGATGATACCGGATTGCTCTCTTATATGCCAAATAGAATTTCAAGAATTACTTGACCGGCAGGTAGAACGAGTTTTAAAAGGAGAAATCAGTATTAATGATGTAACCTAATTAGCTTCAAACCAGAGAAGATATGAGTGAATTATATATACCGCCTGAGCGATTTGAGAGAGACTTAATTACCGGACGATTTTTAAAAGGTTGTGTTTCTCGCAACAAGGGTCGTAAAATGGTTTATCATTCAAAACGTTCCAAGGCCAGAAGTTTAAAAAATCTGTCTAAAGGACGTGGGGCTTGGCATAAGACTGGTGCAGGCATGAATAAAAAGAGCGTTGTTTTGATAAAGGATGAGAAATTATGTGGAGTATTCCCTTCGATACAAACGGCTGGTAAGATGATTGGCGTGGCTCCTTCTTTGATCAGTGCTATATGTCGGAAAGTGAGAGGCAAACATACGGCTAATGGATACAGATGTTTTTTCGAAGATAGCAATGATTGGTATAATTTAATTAAACAAGATTATGAATAATGACAGGCAGAAGATATTAACTGATTATATTTCCTACTTATACACAACAGGCAGAACTTATGATACTGTCGGGAAATATATCAAATATGTAACGGATTTTCTTGAACGTACTGAAGATGTCAATCGTCGTGGCTATCTGGTTTATAAGCGTGAAAATGCAGATGTCATGGTGCGTCATTCGCTAATGTGTTCAGCTATATGCGATCTATTATCCTATCTCAACATCGGATATGGAAAAAGGGGAAAGGCGGTGAAACCTTTGGAAAAACTTGATGTCATTTCGGATAAGAACAAGAAACAACTTAATGATTTCATTATATGGCTGACTGACAACAATGATTACTCTTCTCATACAGTTTATATATATTACACATCAATGAAGAAGTATTTCGAGTATGCCAATGAGGTAAACATGGATAATTGCAGGAGGTTTGTAAAAAGTCTTGAAGAAGAAAAATTATCTCCTGCTACCATCCGTTTGCGGATTACAGCAATCGAAAGATTTTCTAAATGGCTGAAGAAGCCTATAGAACTGAAGCGTCCCAAAATAAAGCGCAAGCTTGATGTGAACAATGTGCCGACCGAGGAGGAATATAACCGGCTGTTGGAATATCTCAAGGCAAAAAACAATAAGGATTACTATTTTTTTATTAAGGTCTTGGGAACAACGGGCGCCCGTCTGTCGGAATTCCAGCAGTTTACGTGGGAGGATATAATTAGCGGTGAGGTTACATTGAAAGGTAAAGGTAACAAGTACCGTCGATTTTTCTTTCAAAAACAGCTACAGCAAGAAGCGAAGGCCTATGCTAAGGAACATGGTAAAACCGGGATTTTTGCGGTAGGGAGATTCGGCCCGATCACACAGCGTGGCTTTTCCCAGCACTTGAAAGCATGGGGAAAACATTGCGGCATCGATTCAAAGAAGATGCACGCACACGCCTTTCGCCATTTTTTCGCTAAGATGTTCCTTAAGAAAAACAAAGATGTAATTCAACTCGCTGACCTTTTAGGTCACGGGAGTGTAGACACAACTAGAATTTATTTGCAAAAAAGTTATGACGAACAAAAAAAAGATTTTAATCGAAACGTTACATGGTAGTGTAGCGCAGCTCAATGAGTTGTCATCTATGACTGAAGGTATAGATGTTTATGACGCAGCCGGATATGTTGATACTGAATTTCTCATGGAAGCGCTATCCTGTGTCAATACCTTCGTGAATGCGAGCAATACGGTTGTTCAAAAAATATCTTCACTTTTAGCGCCGGACGCTTCAACGGACGAAAAGAAAAAACAGGATGAAGGTAAGAAATGGAGTGTGGAAGAGATATTGAAACATTGTACTCTTGAGGATGGTGTTCTCAAACTTCCCCAAGTACAATTCAATAAGAAATCCTATGCTGAAGCAAAGAAATGGATAGAAGAAGCTGGCGGCTCATGGCAGGGAGGTAAGATACAGGGATTTACATTCCCGTTTAATCCGGAACGTATATTCTCCATTTTGAAAGAAGGTAAACGGTGCAACCTGCAGCAGGATTACCAGTTTTTTGAAACTCCGGCCGATGTTGCTGACTGGCTGGTTATGCTTGCCGGAGGGATACATGAGGATGATACGGTACTGGAGCCGAGTGCAGGCCGCGGTGCTCTCATTAAAGCCATTCATAGGGCTTGTCCTTCCGTAACAGTGGAATGCTATGAGCTGATGCCGGAAAACAGAGAATTTCTTCATACCCTTAGCAACGTAATATTGCTTGATGAAGACTTTACCAAAGACAGTGTAGGTAGTTATACTAAGATAATTGCAAATCCTCCGTTTTCCGGTAATCAGGATATAGAGCATGTCAGGCTTATGTACGAACGCTTGGAAGAAGGCGGCACGCTTGCAGCAATAACCAGCCAACACTGGAGATTCGCTTCGGAAAAGAAATGTATTGATTTCCGCAACTGGCTGAAAGAAGTACATGGAGAAGTGTTTGAGATCAATGCGGGGGAATTTAAAGAGAGTGGCACATCTATTAGTACAATGGCGGTAGTTATAAAAAAATAATTCAAAACGAACAGTAAGAAATGAATATACTTGATTTACCATTAAAAGCCATTTGGTACAATATGATAGAATCTGGCGAGAAAAAGGAGGAATATCGGGAACATAACAGTTATTGGGCCAAAAGATTTTATGATTGCTACGATAAAAACACGGATTGCAAAATCTATATTCCCGAAAAGTGCAAGTATTGTTGCAAACCGCCCCTTAAACATTATGATGCCGTCCGTTTTCGTTACGGATATACAAAACGAACTATGTTATTTAAATTGAATAGTATCTCTATTGGCAAAGGTCACTCGGAATGGGGTGCACCGGATAATGAAGTTTTTATTTTAAAATTAGGGAATCGGATTAATTAATAACAAGAAAAAATTGAACAGCAATGAGTGAAACAATACGCTTATCCCCTGGTCTTGTAGCTGCCTATAAGGAACTATTGACCAACCCAAAGAAAAATGGATTTTCTTTCCGTCCGATAACCGAATGTTTCAGAGAAATCGAAACGGTAACTCCAAAGCATGAATTATTTAATGTGTACATTGAATATCTGCAAAAACCATTGCCCAAAGTAATATTTTACATTATCATGGATGAACTTTATGGTAACTTGACAGGACGGGCTATGGATGCGGAAGATAAATCGGGGTATTTAGGGTACAAACTTGAATTTATAAAAAGAAAGTAATGAAGAAAATAATATTAATTCTTGCAGTCGCCTCACTGGTAGGCTGCACTACACAGAAAGTCTCACATACGACTTTCAAGAGAGGATACAAAGAGAATCGCTTCACTAAGCAATTTCAGCAAGCGGATTCTGTGTTTAACGAAAAATATGATATAAGATGATTAGAGTAAGATTTTTTGTAGATAAGGAAAAGTGCGATGGAGATTATCGTCCATTAAGATGGCCAATCCAATATCCATATTGGTGCACTGGTGAAAGTGATCACCACTTTGTTTTAGTAGCCTATATCAATAGTATTGAAGAGTTGAAAGATTTATGGCCGGAAGCCTCCAATATTGAAAGTGAAGAAGTTGATAAAGTATTCTTTTCGGATAGGTTTCCAAAGCCAGATTGGTACAAAGAGGATTAATTTATAATTAGATCAAAATGAGTAAATCAGAAGAATATATTGAAAGTGAGAGTTTTGTGGTAGTCAATCCCAACTTCCCGGTTATCACAAAAGAAAGTGCTCTTAAAGCCGTTGCAATGGCAGAGGAAGAAATGAAACGGAAAGCCATCGAAGTTCTTTCCTCTGTTTTGGATAACCGGGTGCATGGTGGTGACGCAGACTGTATCATTGCGGAGTTTGAGGAAAGATTAAATAAAGAGAAGATATGATGATTATAGGTTTATACTTTATTGTAGGAGGGCTTACAGGCGCATATCTCTTTAACTGGAATGTGAAACTTTGGAATGATAGGACATCGGCTGTGATAAGAGATGCGTTTTTCATACTTTTTATAATCGGGCTGGTCCTTATAGCAACCGGCAGTATAGTCCATGCCCTGAATGCCTGTACATGAATAGAATGCCCCCAATATTCCGTCCTGATAAGGAAGTAAAAAAACGGATTAAACCGGAACGGGCGCCCTGCGGCATACAATAATATGCGGGGGCGCCCGTTGTCAATGAGAAGCTATCGTGTTTCTTTCCGCAGTCTTTCCCTGACCTGCCGCTCCGTGAATCCGAATGCCGCGGCGAACTGTTTGAATTTCTCCTTCTGCCCGGAGGGGAGAAGGGAGTACAGGCTTGAGAACGGCGTGCCGCCTTCCAGCGCTTTCCTGATTTCTTTCTTTTTCATATAAGTTCCTTTATCTGTTTCTTACAACATTCACAATCACACAGCAGCAACCTGGCTTTGTCGAACATCTTCTGTCCTATATTGCCGGACAGGTAGCATATCTCCTCGCCCCACGGGTCGATCCCCAGCGCCTTTGCCATGTGCGCTTCCAGGTGCTTCCTTTCGTGGTCATAGGAGTTCTGGAACTCGGCGGGCGACGATGTGGTCCCTATCACCATGACCGTCTGCCTTGTGCCGTAGTTGGAATAGGTGAGTCCGGTATCCGGTTTGCCGGAGGACAGGTTCCTGTACGCCGTTTCCAGATCATCCCCGCGGCAGCCTATGTCATAGAGCCTGCCCATGATCTCGTCGGTGTAGTAACAGTCCACGGCATAGTAGACCTCCACCTTCCATCCGTACTCCTCTATGTCAAACCGCTGGCGGATCATAACATCTCGTCCCATTCCACCGGTTCCCCGGCCCTTGTCATTTTCGCATACCACATGCACATGACCATGCCTTCCGGAGCGTCATAGTCATCTATGATATCCTTGACGTAGAGTGCCAGATGGGGCTCGTCGGCAATGGAGGACTTGAAACAGTCCGCTTTTGCCTGGTTGGCCACGTATACATAGTCATATAATGTGTTGTTCTCCACCCTGACCCCGTTCTTGGCCAGAAGCTCGTCCACCTTGTCCTTGGTCATGGGTTCGATCTTCTCGCTTTTTCCGGTTGCCGGGTTCATCCTGCGCATGAGCGACACGGCGAAGTCGCACAGCTTTTTGTTGAAGTGCCAGCCATTGTGCCGGAGGTACGCCGTCAGCTCCTTTGGCCGGTCATCGTATATGTCCAGAGGTTCCTTTGTCCTGTTCATGGTCTTCTTGTTAGCCGGGACGGGGGAATCCTCCGTCCCGGCGGGTTAAACTAACGGTATCTTGAATAGCGTCCTGTTCCGGGCACTCCGCGGCGCTGGCCCATCGAGCCGCCGCCATAACGGTTCCCGTATCCTCCGCCGTATCCGCCACGGTTTCCATAACCGCCACGTTGTCCCATGTCGTCATACTCGTCATAGTCATCGTAGCCGTCGTCGCGCTGTCCCATGCCGCTCCCTTCCGAGAGTTCCTCAATGCACTGCATGAGCTTGCCGCCATACTTGAGCATTTTTTCGGCATAACCGGACATTCTCTCGACCTTGCTGTCTTCTATCTCGATCATCATCATACTTGTTGTTTTTTAGGATTGTTCGTACTGGGCCTTTCCGCGGGTTTAAGCAGTTCGGCCATCATGGCCTTCAGCTCGGATATCTCCTCCCTGAGAGCCTTGTTTTCCGCCTCCTGTCTCTGCCTTTCGGCAAACTCGGGATTCAGGATCTCCATCATCTTGCCGCAGGCGTCCACTATGGCACGGTGGTGGTCTATGCTCCTGAGTATCTCCGCGGACCTGTTCCTCATGGCCGCCACCTCGGAGTTCATCGACTCCCTTGACCCGGATATGACCATGTTCCCGCCTCCGGGGAAATTCGCGTCGGCGATGTCCGCCCCCGCGGGTATCTTCTGGAACGTGACGGTCTGTTCGCCGACCTTGACGGTGATGTCCACCACCATCTTCATCGGCTGGCCGAACATCACCGGCTGTGTCCCGTCCGGGACCGGGTTGGATACTCCCGCAATGGCACCGACCTCCACATAAGGCGTCCCGTCCTTATGGAGTATGTAAAACTGGCTGTTGACTCTTAAATTCTGGAAAGGCATAATTGTTTCTCTTTAAATGGAGGGATTCCTCCCTCCGTGTTCTTAAACTACTCCGGTCATTATCTGCAGGGTGTTTGTCGTCCTGTCGAACCAGAACTCGAACACTCCCGTACCGGGGATGTCGGCCGCCGTCAGCGCTTCCCCGTTGTACTTGGTCACGGCCTGTGTCACCCCGTTTGTCTCGAACAGGACCGGCAGCGTCCCGGTTGTTCCTGTGGGGACGGCCTGCGCCAGGTCAATGTAGATGGTGCCCCTGTACCAGGCATTCACGAATGAATGGTTCGGGAAGGAGAACACCACATTGTCGGCGGTGACATTCACTCCGGATGTGACTATTGCGGCCGATCCGCGTCTGTTAACGAATTGAAAAGGAAATGGCATGATTACCTCCTTTCTCCGGGTCAACCCCAGAAACCGTTACCCGCCCCGAAACCGAAGCCGTATCCAAGACCATATTGGGCCGCTACACAGGTGGGGATTCCCACAACCGGGCTGTACGGCACCTTGGCCACTTCGGGCTGGTTGCACTCAATCTTCGCCAGACGGGCGCTCAGATCACCCAGCGCGGCGTTGACAGGCGCGATGGTCTGTGCGGACACCTGTGCGAAATACGCGTTCTGGTGCTCCTGCGAGAGCTGGTTGACGAGCGTGCTGTTCTTTTCGCGCAACGAGTCGATCTTGTCAAGCAGCGCCTGGTTCTGCATGGCGTCCAGCTTGCTGATGATGGCGTTGGTGTTGGCCGTGCCTGCGTCACGCAATGCGAGCGTGTTCTGGTTGGCCGTGTTCACCAGGGTGTTTGTCTGGTTGCAGACGGACAGCTGGTTCTCGTAGCCCATTTTGGTGATGTTCTCGTTTGTCTGGCAGCAGCACTGGCAGATCTGCGACTGGATGGCATTGTTGCCCTGCATGATCGCGGTGACGATCTGGTTGGTGTTCATGCCCATCTGGTTGCCGATGTTGCATATCTGCATGCCAAGACCGTTTATGGCGGCCAGTACGGCATCCGAGGAAGTGTTCAACGCGGTGGCCAGGCTTTGGATGTCGTATCCGTTGCGTTGTACGGCCTGCATGATCACGGCGGTGTTCGCGTCGTTCTGCACGAAGGGGACCACGCCGCCCTGTCCGTTGCCCATCATTCCGCCACGGGCGCCGCCAAAACCGCCGAAGCCTCCCCATCCCATCAGGATGAACAGAAGCAGGATGGCGAACAGGTCGTCACCCCAGCCGTTGCCGTTACGGCTGTTGCCGTTTCCCATCAGCGCCAGGATGTTCGGATCCACACCGCGCTGTTGCATAAGCGCCGGAAGCATGGCCAGAATGCCGTTGGTGCCGCCTCCGGAGTTCCCGTTCTCGGGGAACACAAAAGTTCTTGATTCACTCATAGTTGTATTTGTATTTTGTAGTTCCGGTCACTAATCCGACCGTGGTGCAAACATACTCAACTACACGCGCTCCGTCGAGCGTCCTGTTCTGATGTGTTTCCTTATTTGTTCCAGATATATTCCGATCATCGGCGAGGTGATGTTCCGCGCCAGCAGGCGCCGTATCCCCCGTGCCGTGCGGTTGGTCATCCCCGCTATCTGGTCGGGATACAGGCCGGCTTCCGAGAGCAGCCTGACAAGCACATATCTGGCGTCCGTGGACTCCATGTCCCTGAAGTCGCCCAGTATACGTTCCCTCGACACTTCCGTTTCACGCTCGGTCAGGCCGAGCAGGTTGAAGAAAATTTCGCTCTTGCACATGATTATTCAATTTTTATTGTTACTTTTGTGCACCCCATTACAAAATGCACATTATCCACGATAAGGACTTTAGCCCTCAGCGTGTGGATAATGTGCATTTATCTTTGTTTTGTGATGGGGATCAGAAAACGGAAGCGTTGAGGGCTTTTTATTATTAACCCTCCCTTTGTTGCATATTTATTTAATAATCACTACTTTTGTGCATAGGTATCAGGTGTTATCATCAAAACAAGTTTTCAGGGTATGTCAAGAGGTCGCAGTTCGGAACTGATCATGAAGCGTAACGAGGCACTGTTGCGCCGCTATTATTATTGGACGGAAATCCAGCGTCTTCGTTTTGACGACGCGTTGAAGATCCTTTCCGAGAAGGAGTTCTTCATCAGCGTGGACCGCATCATGGCCATCATCCGTTCAAACTGCAACAGGCTGAAGGATATCGATGTCAAGCCGGTCCCCAAAATAAAGAAGCCCCGTCTTACCGCCGCCCAGCTCTCCCTTTTTACCGACTGACCGCATTATCCCACACGGTGCATTCATAGTGTGTCTCATAGACCTTTATCCCCCTGGGCATCGTGTGGAACCTGCTTCTTTTCCTCACAAGCGGTGTCTGGCAGCATTCAGGCCTGTACATCTGCAGAAGCGCGTCCACCTCTTTTGCCCGTTCCATTCTTCCGGCGGCCTTGTCCGCCGTGCCGCTGGTGTAATGCGTGTCATCATAGCAGTCAACAGCCAGCCTGACAATGACCGATACCGTCCCTTTCTGCATGTATCCGCCCGCCCCTCCCAGTGTCTGCCATTCCACCTCGGGCGTGTCAACCAGCACCATGGGGAATACCATCGGATAGGTCTCGGAGTCCCCGTCGTCACGGTAGAGCATGTCCAGCTGCCCGTAATCCTCGTCCACCTGTTTGTTCAGCCATGCTATGTTGTCGGCTATTCTTTTCTGAATGTCATTGAATAAAGTTTCCATGTCATTTTAACAATATATTGGTTATCTCCTTTTCCGTTTCCTTTCTCGTCATTTCACGCAGCTCCCGGCTTGGTCCGATGAACTGTCGCCGGGGCATGTCCGCCTTAATGTCAAGCCTCTGTTTCCTTGTCAGGGCCATCGCCTTCCATTTCAGGGCTTCGGGCGGTGCCGCCTCTGCCTTCTGCCTGCGGGCCTTTTTCCCCATCCTTTTGGTGATGCCCGCTTCCTTGAAGTACATCCTCCATGCCATCTTCCGCATCTTGGCGGTCACTCTCGGATGTGTGGTCATGCGTCCCCCGTAGTTGTGGATTCCCGCATATTCCACGGGGTTCACGATTGTCACCTTGTAAGGCTCCGCCTCATACTCCGAACTTCGGGACAGGCGGTTACGCCGGCTTAGCAGGGGACCGTATTCTCCCGCCGCCCCCTTGGCGGAATCCTGTCTCCTTGTTCTCTTCCAAGGATGCAGCCCTCCGTCATAAAAACCTCCCTCGCGGAAATTCCTGTTTACAAGGTTCACCGCTTTTGCCCCGATCCTGCGGGGCAGCGTCCTGCTGAAGGCCTTTTTGATTTCCTTCTCCTTCCTGCGGAGTTCCCTGACGGCGTCATTCACATTCATTTTTTTCTCCTTTCCATAAAGTCCCTTACGGTTTTTTCCGCCGAAGGATACGCATGGGCGATATAGGGATGCGTGTCGCTGAACAGCTTTCCGTCCTCCTCCGGGTTGTTGTCCAGCCCTGGTGAGGGCCGATAGTCCGATAACGGCACATCATACCCGGGCGTCGGCTTGTCGTCCGTCTGCTCCAGCGAGCATTTGCAGTTCCACCGGTCTCCGGGGCGGTGGCTTTTCCAAAACCCATGTCCTTTGGGCAAAGTCAGGTCAATCCCCCAGAACTGGGCATGTACGGGATCGGGTTCCGCGCTGGTGGTGGGAAGCCACCTCAGGTTCGGAAGGATGTCCGCATCCCTGTCGAACAGCTTCCAGTCAGCCGCCTGGCGGGCACGCAGTACCGCCGTATCGTACTCGGTTTCGAGCCACGCCGTATTGTACGTGCCGATAATCGCCTGCACGTCTTCCTGGAACCGGGAAAAAGGTTTCAGTTTTCCCTTTTCGTCCAGCAGTTGCGAGGCAATGTCGTTCTGCATCCGGTGGGTGCGGAAAGCGGAGAACACATCGAGGTTGTCGCGTATCTGCTCCAGGAACACTTCCTCCAGCCTGTCATTGTCGCTTTGACCGAATCCTTCCTCCGCGGCACGGCCGAAAGTTCTGACCGTAGCCAGGAACAGATCCTCGTCTATTTCCGTTTTTACATCAAACGTCCGGTAGAATATATCCCTCAGCACTTTCGCCATCAGCTCCCTTGTAAACTCAAACGAAACGGCCGCCCCCTGCATGCGGGAATCCGCATGGCCGTGACAACGGCGGCAGCGCTCCCCGTAGAGGTCGTCCATTACCATTTTAAAGCCCCTTTCCGCGGGGCGGCGACGAAAAAAGACCTGATACGGTTTACAATACCGTCCTCCTCTTTTCTGTCTTTCTTTCCAGCCGGTACGGGTGACGTGCCGCCTGGGACATCATCCTTGTCCCTGTCAGATGTGCCTGCCCCTTGTTTCAGCCGGCCGTAGTTCTCCGGTTTAGGGATTCCCGTAGCCTCATACACGTATTCATCCGATACGGGAGTTCCCATCTGGCGCATCCGGGATATGATGTTTATCTCCTGCTCGGCGGTGGTTTCCTTGGGCTTGACATAATAGAATTCCCCGCCCCGTGTGTCGTACCCGAAAGCGGTGAAGATATCGGTCATGTCATAGTTCAGGGTGTTCAGCACCAGGATCCGGTCCGCCTCGTTCAGTTTCTTCTCTCCCTTCTCCTGTACGGTCCCCAGCGCCTGCGTGCCACGTTCCGAGGCCTGTGTGGTGAGCGTGTTTCCCAGCACGATCTTGCTGATCTCGTCATTGCATGTGTCGTACAGGGTCCTGTACAGGTCGGAGCTGCCGCTTTTGTTGCCGCTTTCTATCAGTTTCATCTGCGCCTCCTCCGGATGGAGGAACACCGCCGCACCTCCCTGCTCGGCCATATCCTTCACGGCCTGGTCACGGGCCTGCTCGTCACCGGCGCTGTAGGTGTACTCGCGTATGGGCATTCCGAATATCTCGCAGAACTGTGCCCAGTCGGCCATGTCGTTGCGCTTGTATATGACATACGGGGCTATCCTTGCCAGTCTTCCCAGGGAGCGTTTCTCCCCGACAAAGAGCATCGTGTGGTAATTCTCCAGCGGTTCCCCCGTGGTGTCCTCCTGCCGGTGTTTTATCAGCCCCCTCACCGGGTCATAGTTCTTTCTCGGGACGAGCCTGTAGTCCATCCATCCGCTCCCGTCCTTATAGAACTGGAACAGGGAGAACCCCCAGAAGTCCGAGTCTATCAGGTCCCCGATGAACCGGTAGAACCAGGGGGAGCGCAACAGGGTGTTGATCCCCTCGTCCGGGACGCCGTTCCTTCTGAACTCGATCTGTGAGCATTGCACTGCCGATTTCCTCTTCTCTATGACGCTTCCCGTATGCCCGTCCATAAGGATGTCCTCATAGAGGTCATACAGCCTCGTCCGCTGTGTGAAGTCCACATTGTTCGCCCCCCTGACGGCCTGCATATAGTCCGCCATATCCTTCATGAACAGCCTGGGTGCGGTGATGATGACTGTTCCCGGGGTGTTCCTGCCCGGAAGCGGCATGTTGCCGCTTATGGATATCTCTTTCTTCCTTGCCATTTTAATAGTGTGTTACACGTTTGGGATTGCTTCTTATCTGGGTGGGCAGGTTGTTCCTTGCCGTCTCCTCGTCCAGCAGTGGAGCGTCGGCTATGCTGATCTCCACCTTGCTGACCGCCTTGAGCCACTCCATCGCACGGTCATAACGTTCCTTGCGTATGGGGGAGAACTTCTGGGGGTTGTGGATGCTGCATACATGATAGAGCGTGATGTCCTTGGCGAACATGAGTATGAGCGCGTTCCTTTCCTTACCTTTTGCGGAGAATATCCTGTCACAGTCATAACGTGCGGACAGGTAGGAGCGCATCTGCGCCACCGCCTGGTCCTCGCATATCTCCACTATGGACTCGTCCTCCCTGATGATGCTGTCCAGGATCTCCCTGTGGATGCTCGCATCGTAGTCATCCGGATTGATGAATTCAGACATGTCGTTTACCTCCTGTACTTGTTTAAACGGCGGATTGCCGCCCTTTCTATTATGACCGGCTTCTCCATGTTCCCCGCCTTCCTGTCTATGGCCCTGTTCCCTCCCTCCACGCAGTCCGGGCCGTCCGCGGGGTACGGAAGCGTGAGCTCGAACATCCGGAACTGGTCAACCAGCTCCATCATGTCCGAGGAGTCTTTCTCCTGTTCGTTGAATATGAGGTTGCCGTCACGGTCCATGGGCTCAAGGTTGGCCTCGATACGGGTTGCCTTGTCGGTCTTGCGTTCCTCGTCGGGGATGATGTTCAGCGGGATGCCGTGTTTCTTGCGCAGCCTGTTCAGATGCTTCTTTAAAACCTGTTTGAAGAAGGGGTCTTGCAGCTTGTTGTTCTCCACATAGGCGTAAACGGAAGCCTTTCCTCCCACATGTTTGTACTGTTCGAAGAACGCCTCGATAAAGTCCTCGTTCTTACCCCGGAACACCCTTGCCTTGATCACATACAGCTTTCCCTTGAGCTTGCCCAGCAGGCAGACGGACTTGAAACTGGCCTGTTTCCTCCTGCTCTCCCCCGGGGCCGGGTCCCCGTAAATGACAAGGAACCTGAATTTGTTCAAAGGAGGGACCTTCCCGAATACAAGGTTCTTGAATATGCTCCCTTCGCTGACCGGATTGTTGAAAAATTCCTTCTGTGCCGACGAGGTGCTGATAAGCGAGAGGAACAGGTCTATATCCTCTTCGGAGTTCTTTTCCGGCCATGAGGAGACGCCGTCCTTGTCACGGATATTGATAATGTCCGCGTATCCTATTCCTTTCTGTCCGAGTTCCGCAGCCTTTTCGATGGCACGTGTGATGCAGCAGTCCGCCGCAATGATGTTTCCGTTAAACAGCACCCTGTAACGTCCTGAGACGGACATGGTGGGAATCAACGCCTCTTCAAGCCATTTCCACTTGGCCTTGATACGTTCCGGATTCCGGCATTCCTCATCGGTGTCTATATCATCGATAAGGATAAAGTCAGGACGGAAGTTCTTGTTACGGGTACCGCGTGGCGACTGTCCGGCACCGATAGCCCGGAAGGAACAGCCGCACTGGCATGTAAACTCCCCTGTTTCCCAGGAACCCGGCTTTTTCTGTGTGCCGTAATCCTGGATGATGCGCTGGTTTTCCTCCATATTGGCCATGAAGGGCAGCAGCAGGCGCCCGGCGTTGTCCTGCGAGTTCGAGATAAGCAGCACATTGCGTACCTGCCGGGTAAGCGCCAGCTTGACGATCTCCATCATGGCGCGTGCCGACTTGGCCAGCTCGCGCGACCATGCCCTGACCTCATACCAGCGGTCGTGCCCCATAAGACGCCGTGTCGCTTTTTTATGGAAACCGGCCGGCTCGCAGGTGTAATACTGTGCGAAATAGTAACGGAACCACGCTTCATTATCCGCCTCCAGCCGTTTCTTACGGTCCTCTATTTCAGCGGTGGAGTCGGACGGGTTAATGTCCGAACTCTCCCGGACGGATGCCACCAGGTCGTTCCATTCCGCCAGTTCGGCCCTGTCCCGGGGGGTAAGTCTGAGTTTTGCCATAGCCTTACAGTTTGGATTTTACATAGGCGTCCAGCAGCGGGACTATCTCCTTGCTGCGTGCCATGTCATAAGTGCGCAGCCATTTGACAAAACTTTTGAAAACCGAAAGGATGTCAGCCAGCCCCACATCCGTTTCCATCTTTTTGATGGACCCGGTTATTTTGGCTATGGTGTCCGATTCGGCCGTGCTGGCGAACCTTTCCCCCTCGGGTCTCCCGTTGATGGCATTGTTCAGTTCGGCAAGCTGGAGATACAGGTTCTTGAGCTGTTCTTCCCGTGTCATGGTGATGGATACCTTGTACCGTTCCCAGTTGCCTTCACCGGCCCACCGGGAGACAGTCTGACGTTTTACCCCCACACGCTCGGCAATCTCCGCGTGTGTCAGTTCTTCATTAAGGTAAATAGTCCTTGCAAAATCTTTTTTTTGTCTGCTGGTCAGTTCCGCCATTTTTTCATCTTTTTTATTTACGGCAAAATTCGTATTTAAATATTTGATTTGCAATATATTGAATTTATGACACTGTTTTATGACTTCATCATGCGGTTGTAAAGTTGCATCATGCCCCAAGGGTGTTGACTGCAGTAAAAAAACTCTCCATATTTGCACCGTAATTTTAAGACGACCGAAGACGACCGATGAAAAAGCGATACTTTAACATGATACCCTCCCCTGATACCGCCTGCATCCTCCTGTACGGGGAGATCGGCGGTTTTGACGGGGTCAACGACAAGGACATTGTCTGCGAGCTGTATGAATACGCCTCCATGTATAAGGGCATAGACGTGCGCATAAACTCCCCGGGCGGGAGCGTGTACGCGGGCATGGCCATATTCAACGCCCTCAGGGCCAGCGATGCGGACATAACCATCTATATCGACGGCATCGCCGCCAGCATGGCCAGCGTCATCGCCCTGTGCGGGAAACCGGTATATATGAGCCAGTACGCCCGCCTGATGCTCCATAACCCTTACGGGGGATGTTACGGCAACAAGGAGGAGATGAAAGCCGTCGCCGAGCAGCTGGAGGCGCTGGAGGACACGCTGGCGGACATGTACGCTTCCAAGACCGGGAAGACCCGTGAGGAGATAAAGGATGCCTATTTCGATGGGAAGGACCATTGGATTACCGCCAGGGAAGCCAGGGAGATGGGATTCATTGACGGTATCTATGATATCGGCGAGAAAGTGGATGCCGGGACGCCGCAGGAAGTTTATGCCGCATTCCAGGCCCGGCTGGGCAATCAAACATTAAATACAGGTAATATGATGTATGAAGAATTGAAGAAGAGACCATCCTTCGCCTCGTGTGCGACGGATGAGGACGTAGTGCGCATGCTCTCCTCCCTTGAAAACAAGGCGGGACAGTATGACGCGCTGGTAAAGGAACGTGACACGCTCAAGGCGAGTCTGGACGGATATGTCGAGAAGGAGCGCGAGGCCAGAAAGGCCGAGATCAGGAATCTTCTCGAGGACGCCATGCAGGACGGGCGTATCGCCCCATCCGACCGTGACGCGTATCAGGCGGTGCTGGAGAAGGATTATGAGAACGGGAGAAGGATTGTCGACGGGCTTGCGAAGAAAAAAAGCGTGGATGATGTTCCGGACACCCCGCTACAGGACAAATCCGGATGGAATGACAATTGGAAAGAAATCCGGAAAAAGAACGGTTTTAACTAAAAAATGAAAAGATTATGGCTGTAACTATCAAGAATACGAATTATGACGGTGAGGTACTCGACAGGATACTCACCAAGGCGGCCACGGGCAACGAGCTGGTACAGAAGGGGCTGATCAACCTCGTGCCCGATGTGACGAAGAAATACTCCATTCCCCGGCTGAAAACGAACAAGATGCTGCGCAAACGCGTGGAACAGCCTGAGGACAAGGACTCCAAAGGGGATTTCATTTATTCGGAAAAGGTGCTTGAACCGAAAGACTTCATGGCCTTTACCACGTTCAATCCCCGCTCTTTCGAGCAGATATGGCGTCCGTTCCAGCCCAAAGGGGAACTGGTATTCCGGGAGCTTCCCCCCAATGTGCAGAACGTCCTTCTGAAAGCCTTGTCCGACCAGGTGGATTTTGAACTCGGATACCACTTCGTCAACGGCATCTATGCCGATGATGAGGAGGATGACGAGCACCTGTTCAACGGCATTCTGATGCGTGTCTATGAAGATCCTGAGGTAATCCGTGTGAACTCCCCGAAAGACGACACCATGATTGAACGTCTGATGCGCGTGCGCAAGGCAACTCCCCAGGTTCTCCGCAACAATCCCAATTTTGTGTATATCATGTCCGTTGACGATGCCGACCGGTATGACGACGAGCTTATCCTGCGCGAGGGAAAGGGCGTGAACTGGACTGATACCAGCGCCATGCGCTTCAAGGGAACTACGATCAAGACCGTATCCTCATGGCCGGACGGCTTGATCATCGGAACAGTGGCTACACCGACCGAACAGTCCAACTTCTGGGGAGCGGTCAACCTGCAGAACGACTTCAACGTGATCCAGATCGACAAGCTGACCAATGCCGGAGAACGTTACTTCTTCAAGATGCTCATGACCGCGGACACGAACACGGCGTTCGGTGAGGAGGTGGTCATGCTGGACGCGCGTGAGGGGAATGTCATCACGACATCCAGCACCACGATCACAATGAAATCGCAGGATGACGCCATCGAGCTGACTCCCGCGTCAGACCAGACCTATACCATTGAGGCGGCCGCGGTATATGCGGGAGCGCGCCTGTCCGTGTCCAACAAATCGGATAAGCATAAAGCGACCGTGCAGGGTACGGAAGTCGCGCCAGGCAAGACTGTATCCCTCTATTATGACGGAAAGTCATGGTTTGAGGGGGATGTGAAGGAAATAACACTTTCAAGCGATCTTGCCGGACAGGAAAGCAAGGCTGCTGTCAGTGCGCCTGCAGAAAGTCTGGAGGTTTGATTATGGCGACACCAAGAGGACTACGAAACAATAATCCCGGAAACCTCCGCCTGTCAGGTGACAGGTGGAAGGGTCTCCGCCCGGTGCAGACGGACAAGGAGTTCTTCCAGTTCACCGACATGAGATACGGCTACCGTGCCATGCTCATCACCTTGAGGAACTACCGGAAGAAACACGGTTTGAAGACCCTCTCCCTTATGATCGGGCGTTACGCCCCGTCCACGGAGAACGACACCCGCGCATACCTTTCAAGTGTATGCGGCGAGCTTCAGGTTCCCACTACCTACGAGCCTGACGTGGATGACAAGGGGACGATGTGCCGTCTGGCCGCCGCGATGAGCCGGGTGGAAAACGGCGTGCCCGCCGTCATGGCGGACATAGAGGCCGGCTGGGAGATAATCTGAAAAATGACATGCGTATGGACTGGGGCACTGTATTCGAACTTCTCCAGCAGTGGCTCGCCCCCACGGGGTGCATAGCCATGGCAATAGGCTGGTGGCGTGACCGCAGGCTCGTCAAGGTCCGTGCGGTCAAGGAGAACGAGGGCACATACAAGCAGTTGTATGACGACCTCTCCGAGACGACTTTACATTTAAGCGACCAAATACGAAAAGTCAATGAGAAAATTATCGTTCTGGAACAGGCGCTGCGTAAATGTTACCAGTGCAAGTATGCTGACCGCTGTCCTGCTGTTGTCTGGATGCGCAGCAAACAGGGAGAGCCGAACAGCCGTCCGCTCGGGCTCTCTTCAGAGGAGCGTAACCGGGGAAATAATCTTCGGCAAGGCCCCGACGACTCTGACGAGCCTGGCACTGAAACCCGGGCTCCTCCGGACGATAGGCGGCCTTCCGGCCGGCATGGGCGTGACGGAGCAGCATGAGGGGCTGGAGGTGAGGGTGGAGTCGGACGGGGAAGGCGGCGTGAACGTCACGGCCGTCTCGCATGCCCGGCCGGAGATCACCGTAAGGGAGACCTCGGATATGAGGTTGGAGTCAGAGGAGGCTACGGCCGAGGAAAAACAGCCGGTTCCCTCTTTTGGGGAGCGGACAAGGACGAAGGTGTTGTGCTGTTTTGTCCTCCTGCTTCTCTTCTGGGGGCTCCGGCGGTTTAAAGACAAATCAAGGAACAATTAAAACATGAATCATTATGGCAGAAACGAATACCGGCGCCATCTATGGCGTGAAAGCTCTTAAACATAACGGGAAGGCTCTCGGGCTGATATCCGAGGACGGGCTGCAGCCCGGAGGCGACTCGCCTTCCAAGACCCGCATCTGGGCGGCGCAGAAACGCAATGCGCCGTTCGCGGTGCTCAAGTCCACACCGGGAACCAAGACATGGACGTTCACGCTCATCGAGCTGCTCGGAGAGAACATGAAACAGGTGATGGGAGGCGAGGTGGATGAAAACGGAACCTACACCCCGCCCGCCGAGGACAAGGACGTGCAGGGCGTATTTGACATCGAGGCCGTGACGGGGCACACGATCCGTATCTACAACGGGGTGCTCACCTGCAATTTCTCCAACGGGATAAACTTCTCCAGCGTGCTGGGTATCGAGTGCGAGCTGGAGATGCAGGATGCGGGCTCGGACAATCCACCCTACAAGATCTTCGCTCCCGGACAGGTTCCCCCCGCCGGTGAAATACCGTCACAGCCATGACGGAGGACAGGGATACGAGATGCCGGGCGGCGGACATGCTGCTTGACATCGGAATCCGCATTCCGGTGATGCCGCTCAGGCCTTTCAGGAAACGTCCCGGGAAATCATTCCTTGTCATGCGACGTCCGCCCGCCGGGGCGGTCATCCGCATAGCAAGGCGGTACCTGGAGCTCGGCGTCACCCCGGAGGATGTCAAGGCGATGGACTATGAGGAAAGGATGCGGTTCGTGGCGGAGAAGGGAAAGGCGGTCAGCCGGATGGTCGCGCTGGCCGTATGCACCGGATGGCTCTCGGGGATGCTGTTCTCCGGCCCTGTGGCATGGTACCTCAGATGGAGGGTGCATCCGGCGATGCTCTCCGCCGCCCTCATCGAGCTGCTCAGGGGCATGGACATACAGCCTTTTTGCAATACTATTCCGTTGGCGTCCAGGACAGCGGGGCTGCTGGAGCCGATAGGAAGCCGGGAAAGGAAAACGGGTTAACGGGCCGGCAGGAAGGCCCCCATAGCGTTTTCGGAATCATCGCGCAGGCGATGGAGCGGTTCGGCCGTACAAAACGGCACATTCTGTGGAAGATCAGCTACGCCGAGCTGATGCTGATGAACACGGATGTCAGCCGGTATGTGACCAAGGAGGAGCTCCTGGAAAGGGAGCGCAAACGTAGGCCGGACAAATTCACCACTGAATATTTTCAAACAAAACTCGGAGGATAGGAATGGAACCTGTAAGACTGGAGATACTGCTTGACGACAAGACACTGAAGGGATTGCGCTCGGTGGAGGGCAACCTGGGCAATATGAGCCAATTTGCCAAACTTGTCATCGCACAGCTGGAGCAGGAGCTTGCGACCCTGCAGGAACGGTTCAGACAGGCCATGGCCGCAGGTACGAATACCGACGCCCAGATGGCGGACATCCAGGCGCTGCAGGGAGTTGTCAGACAGTTGAAGACGGAATTGCAGGGGCTGGAGGAGCAGAAGAAAAAGACAGGATCCACCCCTCTCATGAAAGATGATCCCGCCCCTAAACTCGATAATGTGAGGATGAGCATGCAGCAGATCGCCCGGGAGCTCCCCTCGCTGGCAATGGGTCCCCAGATGTTCTTCCTTGCCATTTCCAACAACATTCCCATGTTCACCGATGCCCTGGGGTCAGCCCGCAAGGAGTATGAGGCGCTGACCAAAGCCGGAAAGAAAGCCACCCCGGTGTGGAAGCAGGTGCTCTCCTCACTGTTCTCGTGGCAGACGGCGATGGCTGCCCTGATCACCCTGTCCGTCGTATACGGGAAGGAGATCGGCGGATGGGTGAAGAGCCTGTTCGGCGTGAAGGATGCCGCCCTGTCCGCGGCGAAAGCCCAGGAAAAGGTGAATGAATCCTTCAGGAACAGCAGCAGCGATGTGGCGGAACAGGTCACTCTCGTCAGGTCCTTGTCCGAAAGATGGAAGGAACTGGGAGACAACATGGCGGATAAGAAACAGTTCATCACCGAAAACAAGAAGGAGTTCGGGAAACTCGGTGTTGAGGTGGGCAACGTGAATGACGCCGAGAACCTGCTGGTGGACAATACGGACGTGTTCATCGGGGCGATGATTCTCAGGGCCGAAGCTGCCGCAGCGTTCAAACTGGCCACGGAGCAGACGGAGAAGGCCTTGAAAAAACAGAACGAGATAGAGGAAAGGCGGAAGAAGGGTCCGACTTTCTGGGACAAGTTCAGGGCCAATTTCTTCTCTTCCGCGTCCGGATCAGCCACTTATACCCGTCAGGCGGACACTCCCACGGCCGAACAGCTCAGCAAAAATGCTATCTCCGCCCTGGAAGAGGAACAGAAGGCGGCGGAGGATACGGCCAAATCCTATATGGACCTGTTCCTTGCAAGGACAAAGGAATGGAAGGAGAGGCTTAAATCGGCAGGCATAAAGGAAGACAACGGCAGGGAAACCAAGGATACGGGCAAACCGGCCCGGGATTATCAGGACGAGCTTGCCGACGCCCGTATCAGGGCACAGCAGAAACTTGAGGCGGCACGCATATCGGTCATGCGGGAAGGTGTAAGGAAACGCCAGGCCCTTGCAAGGCAGGAGCTTGACGAGTCGCTCGCGCAGATCGACAAGGAGGAGCGTGACACCCTCAAGAAAATGGACGAGGCCGAAAAGAAACGGGGTGTGAAGTCCACGTCCGAGGAAAGGCAGGCCGTGAAAGACAACGCCTCGCAGCAGCGTCTTGTCGCCTACCAGCAATATGCGAAGGAATTCTATACCGCCGACAAGGAATGGCAGGAGAAGGACCTGCAGTCCTGGATTGACTATAACAAGGAATACGGCACATACCAGCAGAAACGTCTGGCCATCATGCGGGAATATACCCTTAAATCCTCGAAAGAGAGTCTGAACGGGAATGACAAAAGGATGCTGTCCCGACAACGTGACGAGGCGCTGTCCGAACTTGATTTCAACGAACTGAAGGACACCATCAACTGGGATGTCGTCTTCGGCAATCTGGACAAGGTGGCGAAAAAGGAACTGCAGAAGGTGAAGCGGCAGATAGTCAGCTTCCGCAACAGCCCGGAATTCAAAAAAAGCGCCACTCCGGAACAGATGCAGGTCATCGAGGAAGCCATCGGGAAGATCGACAGCGAGGTCATCGAGAAAGGAGGTCTGTTCGGCAACCTGACCGAATCCATACGGGAATACTCCGAAGCGGTTGATGAACTGACAGCCGCGCAACGGGATTACGACGAGGCCGTGCGGCAATACGGGGCGGACAGCGCGGAAGCGGAGGCCGCTCGAAAGAAAAGGAACAAGGCGGAAGCCGGGGAGCGCAATGCCGGGAACAATCTGGAAGCCTCGAAGGATAAGGCGGTGAGAAACATCACCGCCGTGGCCGATGCGATGAACACGCTGGGCGAGGCGGACATGAGCCTGTCATCCTTCGGAAGCGCGGTCGGGTCTCTGGTGGACACGCTGTCCGCATCCGGAAGCAAGATCGGCGGCATCATCGCGGCCATACTGGCTATCCTTGACCAGATCGGGCAGAAAGGGCTGGAGGGTTTTGTCGGTAACATTCTCGAATCCGTCATGCACGCCGCAGGAGGATTGTGGGACAGCATCGGACGTCTGTTCGGTGTCAAGGGGCTTGGAGGCATCTTCAAGGGAGCCGACTATTCCGGCTATAACGAGATGGTGGACCAGTACAACCGTCTGAACGAGATATGGGATGAACTGATCGACAAGAAAAAGGAATATATAGAGACCAGCTACGGCGCCGAGGCGCAGAAGGTCGGAGAGGAAGCGCTGGCCCTACAGCGGACCGCCATAGACTCTTACCGGATACTGGGCAAGGAACGTCTGAATTCGGGAGCCAGCACGGGATCGCACTCTATCGGGGTACGGCAGCGCAAATGGATGTCCTCGGAGGACTGGGCGGCAGCCGGCGCGGCTTTGGGAGAAGACTTCTACAGGTACGGGATCGGGGAAGGACGTATGACCGGGCTGTTCGATCTCTCCGTGGAGCAGCTGGAGAAACTGAAGTCGGAAGCTCCCACATTCTGGGCCAAGCTGGATGATGATGTCAGAAATTACCTGGACAAGATCATTGAAGGTTCGGAAAAACTGGGTGACATACAGGCCCAGATAAAGGAACAGCTCACGCAGATGTCTTTTGACAGCATGCGTGACGCCTTCTATGACACACTGCTTGATATGGAAAGCGGGGCGGAGGACTTCTCGGAGGACTTCAGCGAGTACCTGCAGAAGGCTATCCTCAAGACAAGCCTGTCGAAAGTCTACGACAAGAGGCTTCAGGAATGGTATGACAAGTTTGCCAACTACAACAAGGAAGGGGGTATAGATACCGGGGAATACAAGGACCTCCAGCAGGAATGGAACGATATCGTAAAGGACGCCCTGGAGGAGCGTGACTCGCTGAAGGATATCTTCGGATGGACATCATCGTCCTCCTCTTCCCAGTCCGGCCGGGCCGGAACCGTCACCTCCATGACCGAGGAGACGGCCGGAAGGCTGGAGGGGATCGGCAACGCGACCCTTGACCATGTCATCAGCATTGACAATAACCTTACGAGGCATCTCGAAGGGATGGCGACATCCCTGGGCAAAATTGCGGGGAATTCGGAGTACCTCAGACACCTCGAAACGATAAACGAGAACATCGCGGAGCTCCGGCGCGGTGTGAAACTGAAAACATAGGACTATGGAAGTGGAGGAAGGACTGCTGAAGATAAACGGGACGGACATGGCGTCCCTGGGATGTTTCCTGTACGAGGAGAACGCGGGGGACCATACCAATTACGACTCGCTGATGAAGCCGCCGAAGATGAAGGAGTACACATCCGTCAGCTACCGGGAGCTTGACGGCGAGGAACTGCCCGAAACATTGCTTCCCCGCTACGAGGCGAGGGACATCACGCTGAAGATGGCGGTGGTTGCGGATACACGGGCCGGGTGGTTCGAGAACTACAACGCCGTACTTGCCTTGCTGAAGTCGGGATGGCTGACGCTGGAGGTTCCTGAGATAGGCCGGGTGATGAAGGTCTACCTGAAGGAATATACCCGGTACAGCCAGTTCACGACAATCAGGAATACCGGCCAGCAGGTAGCCGGATTCACGGTCACGCTGCGCGAGCCGAAACCTTTTTCAAACAGTGATTAA